GCCCCCGGTGTCTCACACCACGGACCACACGGTTTCCAATCGTGTGGCCGTCTTCTACGGAGGGCGCTACCCCGGGTATTCCCTACCCGGGCACGTCCTACCGTTTCACCTGCGAGGAGAACTCCAGAATGTCCATCAACGACCCCCTCATCAAGAAACGAGAACTCGTTGCCGTACCAAAAGGTAGCGGGTCCTCGATCTTGACCGTACAGGGAACGTCATCTTCACCGACGTTCTATCCGTACGGGATTGTAGGGGAGGAGACGACAGTCTCCAGGAGAGGCTCGAATTGGCTTAACTTCCAGAGGTTAAAGCGGAAAGCCCAGAAAATGGGCTATCAGCTACCTTCGGAAGAGAAGCTTTCGAGAATGGATCTTGGCACCGGTGGTTTTACCAATGTCAAGAAGTATGTCGAGCACAATCATCTTCCGATGGTTGATCTCGATATTACTTCTGGCATTTACCGGTACCAATATCGTGGTCCCTGGGTTGCTAGGGAACACAACGTAGGACCAACATCGTCCAACTTCCCGTCGTACTCCGATTCGGATCTTCTTTTCAAGATGATCCAGAAAGGAACTACGGCGATAGCTCGGACGATTCCTACGAATCCAGTAGCTGGAGCTGCGCAGTTCATTGGTGAGCTCCGGGAGGGACTTCCGTCCGTTCCGGGGAAGAATCTCATCGGCCATAAGGGTCCTTCGTCACTTGGTGACGAGTACCTTAATGGCGTGTTTGGGATTCAACCACTCATCAATGATCTCCAGAAATTTGGAGAAGCTGCGCGACAATCTGATAAGATTGTCGCGCAACTTAAGCGCGACTCTGGTCGCCTTATTAGGCGACGCTACACCTTTCCTGTCGAGCGATACGTGACAGACCCTGTAGTTGTACAGGCGTCATCGTATGGGACGCCAGGCTTACGCCTGGCTACCCCAAACGCATATGCCACGTATCCGGGGAAGCTTACCAAGACTCGTGAGGAAACTTACGAGTATTGGTTCTCAGGTGCATACACTTATCTTTATCAGGACGGAGATAGATCCGTAGATAAGATGAGTGCTGCAGTACAGCGCTTGAACAGGCTGTACGGGATTCGACCTAGTGTCGAAACCCTCTGGGAGCTTACCCCCTGGAGTTGGGCTGCCGATTGGTTCGGAAATGCCGGTGATGTTGCACATAACATGGCCGCGTTTGCGAGTGACAGCCTTGTCATGAGGTGGGGTTACGTAATGTGTACATACACAATACGTGACACCTACCTGCTCGAGGGGTGCCGCCTTAAGGGCGGTCCCCCCGGGCCCTTCACTCAGACCTTTGTTACAAAGGTCAAAAAGCGAGTGAAGGCGACCCCTTACGGGTTTGGCCTGGATCCTGACGTGTCGTTTACGGCGCGTCAGTGGGCCATCCTTTCCGCCCTTGGTTTATCTAAGGGTGGGAAGTTGCTGTGAACCCCTGGAAGCGATTTGATCGCATCCTCGGTGACAGTAATTCGGTTGTAACCGAACCTGTCGCACAGAGTGCACCCTATGGGTGTTATCTGTGGTTCATGGCCGCCGGAGTGGTAGGGACAGTAGCTACGCTACTGCCTCTATTCATGCCGGAATCCGTACCAACCACGATCGAACCACAACCAGTGGTCGACGTGGAGAACCTGCTGGAGTCATGCCTTGCTCACCGATCCCCAGTCCCTGACTGTCAACGCTGTCGCTAATACGCTTCCGCGTATTACGACGAATCAGAATGGCGCCGTCTATTCAAAGGACGACGGCAGTCTGAAGCTGTCCGTTTCGTCCGCTTATGGAAAGCGGACTCGACGAACGGCACGCGTTGACTTCCGGAAGACTGCTGCCGATCCACTGTTCCCGGCTCAGAATGTTCCGTACACGATGAGTGCTTACATCGTGGCGGACGTTCCGAGTACCGGGTTCACGATCGTGGAGCAGAAGCAGATCGTCGACGCCTTGACGGCGTGGATGACTGCGTCCTCCGGTGCGAACACCACCAAGCTTCTTGGTGGTGAGTCGTAAGCAATTGCCGAGAGGCATATGCCGGGTCTGGCCCTAGGGAGATTCCCTAGGGGTGACCAATCAGGTCGACACGAGCGAGGCTCGGGATGACTCACCCTACCATCAGATAGGGGGGCCATGAAAAGCCTCATGTGTCTTCTGCAGGAGGTCCTTCTTGACAGAGGGACCTGGTGTGGCGTGAGCACCGCGCTCGATCTTAAAGAGATCGAGCGTCGTGTCGAACACGAAGGGTTATCGTTTTTAACGATAACCTTGCCGACCTTTGGAAAAGACCTCGAAAAAGGCCTTGACCAAGGGTTTGCAGATCGTCGTCTCTTCACTGGGTTCGCAAGAACCAAGCGAGGAGGAGAGCTCCCCCTATTTCTAGGAGGTTTTCTCGATCTCGTGTTCGACCGTGCTTCTGGTCGTCTGCTTGATGACCCGAGTGTTGACGCAATCCAAGCGATACGTCAGATTACTCTGATGTTCGCGAAGATTAACCTGGAGTGCTCGGAAGAGCGAACCAGGGCGGCAATTACTCAGTTCATCAGGTGTGAGCAGGATGTCCGAGAGACCGACAAATCGCTTTCTGAAGCTGAGCTTGCTCAGTTTCAGAGAGTTGGTCGGCTCCTTTGGGCCCCTGTCCTGACAGCCGTAGACATGGATGTCTACGAGGGCAGGTTGGTCCCAAAGCATGGGCCTGGAGTCACTGCCGATGGTCTTACGGGAAACCGTAAGTATGACCAACGGGAGTGGACTTCAAGGCTTGAAGACTGGTTTCCGTTTCTGGAGGGCTTTGTTGCACCTTCGGCGCGGGCATACCAGGACTTCGACCATGTGGACGTCCTCGAACCTGGAGCGGAACGGCCCGTAAGGGTCGTCACCGTTCCAAAGACGCTCAAGACGCCTCGAGTCATAGCTATTGAGCCTACTGCGATGCAATATGCGCAGCAGGCCGTAGCTGAGTCTCTTGTATCTCACCTGGAGGGGAAGACAAACCCCTACAGGTGGATCATCGGATTCTCGGACCAAGACCCTAACAGGTCTATGGCACGGAAAGGGTCCCTTACAGGGAACCTCGCGACGCTGGATCTCAGCGAAGCTTCCGATCGCGTCTCGAATCAGCTCGTACGTGCCCTGTTCGATCTTTGGCCTCATGCTTCTGGGGCCGTTGATGCGTGCAGATCACGGAAGGCTGATGTGCCTGGCCACGGAGTTATCCGTTTGGCCAAGTTTGCGTCCATGGGTTCAGCTCTCTGCTTTCCTGTAGAGGCGATGGTCTTCGCGACCATCGTTCTCTGTGGGATCGAAGATGGGCTCAGACGCCAGATGACTCGCAAGACCATCCATGGTCTTGCGGGGCAGGTGCGTGTCTACGGGGACGATATCATTGTCCCCGCAGATTGCGCCGAAGCCGTCGTTGGGAAGCTCGAAGATTTTGGTCTTCGAGTCAATACCAACAAGTCTTTCTGGACCGGAAGGTTCAGAGAGTCTTGTGGCAAGGAGTACTTCGCGGGTGAGGACGTATCAATCGTCCGCGTGCGTGAAGTACCACCTACCCGACGGCAGGATGCACCTGCGCTCATTTCCACGGTCTCGCTACGTAACCAGCTTTATAAAGCTGGTTACTGGAAGGTCGTGGAGTATCTCGACAACTTCTTGAGCAGCTTGCTGACCTCTTCAAAGGGGCAGCTGCTGTATCCCGTTGTCGCAGATACGAGCGCTGTGCTGGGCAGGCATAGTTTTCTGGGGTATGAAACCCAGAGCTATGACCCAAGACTACACAGCCCGCTTGTCACGGGTTATGTAGTACAGGCCGTTATCCCTCCAAATATCTTGGATGGATACGGTGCCCTGCTCAAGTTCTTCCTGAAAAGAGGGGATGACCCTTTTCAAGACAGGGAGCACTTGGTGCGTTCCGGACGTCCTATGGCCGTCAGCACCAAGCCTAGGAGGGCACGTCCCTTTTAAGGGACGTGGCAGGTAACCAACACTGCTGGAGGGGGTCTGTTTCAGTCCCACCTCTTTGTCGGAGGCGTGTGCGCCACGTCGTGAGACGCGTGCACACAACAACCG